GAGAAGGAAAGTAGGCCGTAATCCAGCCAAGGTTGGTCCCCTTTGTAAGTAGGGACACAGTGCCTGAAGGTCTTCAGAATTGAATCACTCCATCTCGGGCAATTGATTTACGGGCAAGGGAAGAACGATATCCACTTGTAATTGGTCAGATCGTTTAACAATCTAGTCCAATATTTGTCAATCACATTACTCGGGACGCCTGCTTCGCGCAGGGAATCTTTGATATATGGAGCGCTCATTTTCCAAAATGGAGTTTGAACGGGTTCACATAATTCAAGGAATTGAGTAGAATCAAAACCAGAGCCATCGACTACTATGACATGTTTCATAGAAGTATTGAAATTGTTAGCAATTTCTTACAAAGTCTTGCTGAGACACAGTTGTGGAAGAGCTTTCTTAAGCGGATCCTACACCAGCCAGGTGATGGCTGTCTTGACTTCGGCAATGGACCGTGCAGGTCCTGAAATTAGCCTAGGTCTGACTGAGTCGAAACAATGACCGTAATAGTCAATATCTTCAGGGCTTACCAAATGAACTTCTCCACTTTTAACCATCATGACAGAAATGTACATTGAAGTAATGAAGGCAGCGCCGCACATTAAATTCAGGATCTATTTGAAATAGGTCAGGTACTTGTTTTTGTCTTGAATAAAGCGAGCTGGAAAATCAAGAATGGATCTCATCGGCTAGTTCCTTTAAGCAGCAATGATTTCGGGTTCAAGTTAAGTCCAGGATCTCTTGGCAAAGTTTTGAAATTCGGCGAGGGTAGCAGGGTCATATTATGACTAGGCACCAGTCTGACGACGAATTGACGCGCAGATGTTACCCAAAGAGTTCTTAGCGAATTCAATTGGGACAGTGCCAGTGCCACTAAATGGCCTTATGCTCGTAAGAGACTTAGAACCGTACTCAGCTGGTACCCAGCTTTTCAGGAAAGAATCAAACATAACAGGTCGAGTAAACTTAGACGCAAGCTTCTTAAGTGCAGTCTATGTCTACAAGTTGATCTCGTCAGCACAGGTAAGTGGGTTAAGAACGTAGTCCATAACGCCATCTAGAGATTTGTGAACATAGTAACGACTATGGATCTCAGATTTTGGCATATTGGCTAATCGCTCACCTGGAACTCTAGCAGTGGTGAACTAAATTTTATTAAAGTAGCCACTGAAAGACGAGTAGAAATTTGTCAGGGTTTTAAGAACCTCATGAGGTCTGCCAGCGTCTCCTGTAGCGGAAGCGCCAACTGCGTCATAAATAGGTTCCTCCTTCTCTTCATCAAGACTATAATAATAATCATCAGCAGAGACGGGAGTACTAGTCGAAACAACGGGTTTGGCAGGCCAAAACCAGTTTCTCAAACCGGTAGTAAGGGATTAAGCAGGCAAGTCTCGTCCGAAACTGTGTCCTGCCCTCAACCTAGTGATGGGATTCTAAAACTCCGACAAAAGGAGGCCCTAAGTAAAGTTGCCTACCTCTAACGAACGAGCTAGGGAGTATCTGTCGCCTTTGAAACGAATCAAAGCGAAAAACATATCAACTGAACCAGAGCAGGGTATGCGCACCTCAAATCTCCACACAAAGTACAATGTGGCCCAAATGACAAAATGCAACATGAAACCTCCGTAAAAGATAGGTAAGGTATCGTTCTCAAGGAAAAACCTCTACACACGAAATTCGGTGTAGTGTTTGTGAATGGGATACTACCAAAACTAAAATAAACAAAGAGCATACATGAAACAAATTTCTCTAATTGGATCCCGAAGAGTGAAATAAATGGCCTAAGTGACCACAATTCTCTCACCAAATCGATTATGCAAATGAAGAAAGGTACGCGAGTACAGAAAGGCGATGATTCCGAACACTATTGGTAAACGGAGTGGTTCATCGTAAGTACCGGGGGAAGGAAGTATGTATTATTTCAACATTTTGACCGCCGCAATGCAATCCTCAACGACAACGAGCTGTTAGGTAACATACCTATTTGCCCAGTAGTGGTGAAGAGAGCGGGAGGCACGATAGTATTCCAAACCATGAAGTTGTTGGAAAGTAACGCGTGCTCCGTGGGTGTCATACATCCCGTAGTGCTTGTAACCATCGCAGTATGAACGGTTGGCCTAACTGCCTACTATCATGATGTTGTCATGGTTGTAAACAAGTTTTTGGCCTCCAGCAATCGCCTATATGGTGGAACCAGAAAACTCAGTCATATCGTGAATGGTTCTATGAAAAGAAACAGGTTCATACGAAGAATGAAAGAGAAACAGTCGGCAAGGAGGTAGTTCAACATCTCTCAAATAATAAGAGACATCAACTGCCATCACTAAACCGAGGCTGTCATGGTCAGGAAAATCACGAAGATAATCCTATATAGTCGTCTGCTGCTACACAATCTCGAAAGGCAAGCAATTCCAAGCAGGTTTTGCGAGCAAAGTAACGAGTCGTCCATTCCTATTAATATCGGCATCGTTGATATTAGGTTGGACACAGATGAGTCGAGGTCTAGCAGGGGCATTTCGCGAGAGTTCGTTGAACAAAAAGTCTAGCTTATTCAAACCACCGTGAGCGATGATAAGAGCTGCGCAGACTACAATGAAATCAAACTCATCATTCATGGGAAAATCCCATTCGTTGAAAATATCCGCTATTGGAATGTCCTCAGTGGTGCTGTTGTCTAGTGGGTCCAAGTCGCCATTGCGTCGTGGGAGTAAGGCAAGTCTCGCTTCGTAAAAATTGTTAAGGTCTACCAGATTTGGAGGAGCAACCTATTGCCAATTTTCTCTTTCCAGGATTCCAGCAAAAGCTCTGTTGAAGCTCATCTGGTTTACTCGAGGAACGAATCTATCGAGGTTCAAAATACATTTAAGAACGTACGATATATGAGAAGGCCTACCGGAAATCCACAACACATCCTCAAATTCTTTAAGGTGTTGGATGGTGGCATTTAGACCAGCAGCTTACGCAGTTGCTCTCATGGATGCAGTGTAATCGTGTCCGGAAGAATGATTCTCCGATGAACGAATTGAAATGTTGTCCAAGAGCGAGTTCGAGGAAATGGTTCTCTGCTCCTCTGCTGTCATTTGACATCCAGATATAGGCAGAACTTTGCCTCCAACAACCTTGTAAGAACCACACTACTTTTTCTCAGGGTCAACAGCTTGTTTAAGCGATTTACCTAGATAAAGAGCAGCGAGCTCAGGCTCATGAAGACTACCACCCTCATTAGCTGTTGAGGGGGTGAACCTTTGGACTAGCTCGCCAGGGATCCAGCTTAGACACCAAGCGATAACGTAGGTATCTGAGAAAACTGAAACATAGTAGCTGACGGTTTTGTCCTTCCACGACTCCAGGATGTACCTGAATGCGATAGTGGGCATTGAGTCTTTCGTAAAGATAAGACCATCTTGGTGATTTTCACAAAAATCAATGTCAACAGGGGCACGCCCGTAATCCCTGAGATATCTTAAAAACCCACGACGGTCGAGGAAACAACGTGTGAAGTTAAGAGGTCCGTTAAACTCGGCAGCTCTAACGAAAAAAGAACGAATGAAAGAGGTATACGCATCGACCAATCTAGTTGAGAAGCCATCAATGGCACTCACTTAGAAATAGATGGAATCACGAATGAAACCAAAAAATCGATTAACATCATCGTGCAAGAAAAAAGAAATGAACGACTTAACATTGGTTACGCACCATAGTATAGCAGTCTAAATCTTTGAACGAACAATGAAGTTTACTTCGTACATATCTCCCAAAGTATCTTCTTCCCAAAGATGGCCAAGAGTGACTTTCTTTTGCCAGTCTCCACAAGTGTAGACACCAAAAACACATCTAGTTTGTTCCTAGAGATGAATTAGTGCCATAGACCTACAGAGGCAAAGATAGACAACGAACATTAACAGCCAGTTTGTCCCATTCTTCCAGAAGTAAATGAAAACGGTCATCATAGTGTGTCCATACACATCTAGATACCATTCCGAATCCTTTGGATGAATGTCCCCGAAAAAAGTTGGATAGAACTGAAGTCTTTACCAATGGTTGTAGTAAACGAGGATCAACGCCCGGATGAAACAGGCAAGAGGCTGCATAGTCCAAGGCAGAACGGTAACGCCGTTAGCCTCATACTAATCACGAGTCAGTCTCTTACCGGTTTTCCGGTTGTAGTGGGGAACGTAGTGGAGGTAGACAGATTGAAACCAACCGATTATCGCTGCCCATTCGAGACAGTTCAAAATACTGTTGAGATGCTACTGAGCATTGGCGGTGAAGATGAATCGTGTATTGCGATCACATTCTTGCCAGTTTCTATCTTTGACTCCTTCCCATGGGCAGGATGCAAGTTCTTGGTCGGCCCAGTAGGAGTCGACTTTGTGAACTGCATTATGCAAATGCTCTCCACTATTCATCCTTTCGAAAAAGTCTTCCGCTTGAACAACGGTCTCCTTAATGGCGTTTGAAAGAGTGGTGAGATGTGCCTGCGTAGAGGAAAGAGCTGTCTCTCCAAGGCGAAAGCGGCCAAATGCATGGCCTGTATACCCCTTGAGTGCTAGCAACTATTTCTCAGAGTGCATCTCGTTCTTGATATCCTTGTTAAGTGTGATTTGGATTTGATCAAGAGGAGGTTTTTCTTCAGAGAAAAGTAGTTGTAGCTCAGTAGAGAACAAGGGGCTAGCCTCACGAATGAGGTCAGGGTAGAACTTTCTAAGGACTTCGACGGCGCCATCACGGCTTTGGAAAACGTATTTCCCATTGTATCTGTCGCCGGTCTTGTATGCGTTGCATAATGACCAGATTTGCTTACCGTCCTCGGCAGCGAAATCGACAGGTATGTCACGAAGAGCCTATAGCCCAGGAACCCCCTGAACCATTCTAGGAATGGATCTGATGAGGGATCTGCGGAAGATCCGCAAATGAGCATGGAAAGCCTATTTGGGCGTTGTGTACATCTTTTGATGTTGTCCTTTGCACCTTTTCCTAGACTTCTTGGTGAAGAGAGGATCACGTTTGTCCTCTAGTCTAGCACCGCCAAGTTTTGGATCATAGTTGTCCACCATCATACAGTTCACAATCTCTTTAAGACTAAAGAAATTACGAATGTCTGAGGCTTCAGGGACCACAACGAGCATATGTGAATGTTGATATTTAAACCTTCTGGGATAAATAATCTTGCCTTGAGCATCCAACTCATAGTAGACTTTATTCACAATCAGAGCATATTGCCGCAGTTTTGGATTCTTGCCATGTGCTTTCCTGTAAAGCTTGACAAGTTACTCATCACTAGGAATGTAGTTGATTTGTTCAACCGACCATGTTGCATTGATAGACTCGAGTCTCTAACAGACGAGATCAATGTACGCATCATCGGCTCCCAGTACGAAAGTTGGGAACTCATTACCAGCGTGATGAACTGTAGCAGCTTCCTCAAACATTCCAGGCTTAACAAAAAGATTGATGTAAGCCTTCAGGATTGTATGGAAATAATGGAGGAAGAGGTAAGGGTGACAGTACGCCGTAAGGCTACTGCAGTCTAAGCTGAAACTGGTCTTCTTGTTTAAACCATTTTCAGGGGTGACCACATCGAAGGTGGTCTCTTGGGGAGGATTAGCGTCGATCTTTGATAAAGCAAGAAAAGAATCAAACACACAACACCCGTCATGGGGGTCGTATTCCTCGAGGACGTACTTACCAGGTAACGCCCTACGTTTTACAGATGAGAAGAGACGATGACGTCCCTCCTTTTAGTTATACTAAATTTCACTCATGTAAAAGGG